GATTAAAAATGGAATTTTATACCGGTAAAACTGGCGAAGATAGAACACTTCAAACCATAGACTTCGGAACGCTCGATACGGCAGCGTATGCGAGTGGAGATGTTCTCACTTCAGGAGCTATTGCAGTAGACTCAGCGCGCTTTCTTGGCTTCTCTGGAGTCATAGAGCGCATCATACTAAAAGAAACCTCTCCTGGAGCTTTGCAAAAGCCTAATATAAGAATGTGGATATTCGGCTCTGCTATTACACCCGCCGCGCGTAATTCGCCGCAAGCTTTTACGAGCGCTCAATTTGATACTCTTGTCGGTTACTATGATACCGGTACCACTTGGGTAGATGGAGCATCGGGAGTATGCGTTCTTCAGACTTCACTCGATATCAAGTATGTATGCCAAAGCACTAGCCGTACTCTTTACATAGTTCCCGTTTTACTTGATGGCGAAACTTTCGCAAGCGGCGCTGCTATCAAAGGGCAAATCGTACTGAGACGCGACTAATGAATATACGCATCACAGACCCGCATGATGAAGAGCGTATTCGCAAGTTCGCGAAGACAAAACGCATGCCTATCACAAAGGCCGTAGGCGAGGCCGTACGGCTCGCAGATGAAGTCTTATTCATGCAGGGCAAAGTAGCTAGCCTTCAGTTCTTTATCAAGTGCCTTCGCGAAGAGTATGCAAAAAAGAACCCGCTTATCAGATAGATAGCGGGTCTTGCTTCGGGGGGAGGCAGGCGGTTATGGTAGACCGCTGAATGCAATATAACTACCCCGCGCTTGATATCCAAATAAAAAAAGGCGATCTCCCCAGATCGCCATACACTCATGTTACGCCATAAGTATTTTGTAACCGCAGTAAAGGTTACATTCCAAAAATACCTATCTTTGTTGAATGCACCAAATTAGAATAATAAAAAAGAGCGGGCAATCCTATGGATGCGCCGTCACCTCACTATCTGCAGTTCTCTCACTCGCTGAACTTACCGCCGTGCGCAAAATTATTTTATTCGCTATAACTCCTAGAGAATACAAGCACTTACAAAGCTTGCACCTACCCGAAAAAATAAAAATTTCACGATAAATTAAAAAAATACTTGCATTGCTTTTGTTTTGTTCGTAAGTTTGAACCGTAATCAACAACGCAATAACACAAACGGAGAACGGACATGAGTAAGAAAGAGCAAAAAGAAAGACAAAGAGTTCAAAACAGAATCCAAGAACTCAAAGACATTCAAAATGTGATTAAAGAAAAAGCGGATGTCGAAACAGATATACAATTAAGAGACGAGCTTTGGTTGACATGGGATACGCTTTGTGATTGGATTTGGAATATGGAGAAATATGGACAAGAGATGAGACCGATAGGAATCTACGATGAAAATGACAAAAAGATTGGTGAGCAGTACGAAAATGGCAAAGTAGTGAATATCGGAGAATGGGACGGAAATTTTAGAGAACTTTATTAACACGGAGAACGGCATGAGTAAGAAAGAGAATAACCACCAATTTGCACCAAGCTCAAAGCATGAAGTAAAGTTATGGTGCGAATGGACAAATTCAACTGAATGGTATCCATGCATGCAGGCCGTTAGATTGTTAATATTACCACAATTCAAAACAGTTAACCCTGATGGATCTTTAGACAAATCTCTTTACACAGCTATAAAAAGAATCAAACAATAACAAAAGGAGGGAAAGCATGAAACTTTACAAACTTTACCCAACCAAGCAAGCGGCGCAAAATGAAGCGCCGCTCGGAACTCAAGTAGTTGAATATCGAGGCAAATGGATTATCATTACCTATGTCAATTTCGGCATAGCAGTCGGAACTTTACTAACCTATATCGGAGGCAAGATATGAAGAAGGGCAAACTATGGCACGGCGTGGTATTCATGATCTTTGCATTATGGCTTATCACTCAATTTGAAAAGTGGACTCTCGGCGAGGTTATTAGATGAGAGAATGGCTAACAATCCGAGAGGCCTCGGAGATATTCGGACTCTCAATGCGATACCTTCACTACCTAGCACGCGGAAGACCTGAAACAGATGAAAGAAACGCGAAGCCGCCCGTACTTCGCAAGATCAAAGAAATAGCATACGGGCAAAAGTCTATGTATTTACTAAATTATAGCGAGCTTAAAAAGCTCTTAGGAGATGGAGATGAGATTAATTCAACAGACAGATGACATGAATGTTCTAGGACTCAATGTCTTGTTTTACGGCGATCCGGGAATCGGGAAAACTACCCTCGCATTCACCGCGCCGAATCCTTTACTACTTGACTTCGACCGTGGAGTGCACCGCGCTTCGCATCGTAAGAACGCTTTGCAGTTTGACTCATGGCAAGATGTGATTGATAGCAAGCTTGACCTTGATAAGCTAATCGCTCAACACGATAGCATAATTATCGATACTGCCGGTACGGTTATTGAAGCCATGCAAGCCTACTTAGTAAAGTCAAACCCCGCACTACTTCGCAATGGTATCAAATTATGGGGAGAGACTAAGCGCTTATTCCAAGAGTTCTTTTTGCCTCTCAAATTAAGCGGTAAGAATGTGATCTTCATTGCACATGCCAAAGAGAAAGAGGAAGGCGATGTACGAATTAAGCGCCCTCTCATACCGGGCTCAAGCTACGACCTCTTAATGCAAGCATGTGATCTTGTCGGATATTACACTACAATCGCAAATAAGCGAGTATTGACGTTTGACTTGTCCGATACCGTAACCGCGAAAAACTGCGCTGAGATTCAGCCCGTATATGTAGGCACTCTTCATGAGATGACTACTCAATTAACCGAGATTATCAATCACACTAAGACCGCGATCGCAAAGCGATCCAAAGAGCAAGAAGAGGCCATTGCACTAGTAGGTGAGTGGATTAAGAAAGCCGAAACCGCAAAAGATGCTAATAAGTTTGTCGCTGATCTTGGCAAGGCAGGGCTCGGAGATTCAGTAAAGCGTACCGTTTGGGCTGGTGTAGTGCAAACCTTTGGAGCGCGTGGCTTGACTTGGAATGCAGAGACTAAACAATTTGAGGATAAAAAGAATGTTTAATTTTCTAACAAAACTATTTCGCAAAAGCGAACAGCCTATTATCACTAAAACTAAACGGGCAAAGCATCCTAAAAAGTATTACTATCAAGTAGGTACTATTAGATACTTTAATAGCATGGCCGATGGTCGCAAGTATATTCAAGCTACCTATAAAGGTCAAAAGAACCTGAATGTTATTGTTAATGATCTAAACAACAAACGCTTTAGAACTACAAGACATAAGCAGTTTACCGAGAAAAACCTTAAATGGTATCTACTCCCAGAAAAGCAGTACAAAGCGCAGATCAAGCGTAAATACGAGAACTTCCTATTACAAAAAAAACAAGGTGTAAAATGAGACGCTTATTTGCTTCACTACTCGAATTCGCTATCCTATCACTCGCCGTATGTGCAGGCGTTCTGCTTGCCGGGTGGCTACTCGCGGAGGTCTTATGAGTTGGGTGCAATTGCCAAAGGATTACTACGAAGGCTATGCGCTAATGAATCAAGATGAAGATATAGTTGATTATACCTACTCATGGGATATAGCTCTTCATTGGTACGAATACGGCGCAAGCGGTCGCAAAGTTGCTAAGATTATTATTTATGATGTGGAGGATCCGACATGACACGCACGGTATTAGGAGAGCTTATTTATCGCTTACCCATCTCTTACGGCGGAGAGGTGCAAATGCTAAGCGCAGAGAAGATCGTAGAGCTATTACATCGCGAGCTTGAGGATTTAATCCTAAACGAAAAGGCGCAAATTATGCGAGCCTTTGAAGACGGTCGAAGACTCGGCGAGGTATGCAGTAGTGAAGCGTATTATACACTGAAGTATGAGAGACGCTAATGCTTAAAATATCCGCAACCCAGCTCGAGAGCTATCGCCGTCTCTTAGACGGCACGCTATCGCCCGATCAGTTTGAGCGCCAGCTCTTACGGCTCGATCCGCCCAATGCAATGATGGAGAAAGGCACGGCCTTTCACGAAATGATGCAAAGCGAAGAGCCGATGCTATTTGAAGGCATGTTTTCAAGCGATTGCATCGCCAAGGCGCGCGCTAATATGGATTACCGCTCCAAAGTATTCGAGTACAAAGTTCGCCGCGTATATCGCACTCAATTCGGTGATATATCAGTTACCGGAATGGCTGACCAACTTATAGGACTCGATGTGGTGGAAATCAAAACCAAGTATTCTCCAATATCATACGATGACTATGCAAGCTCGATGCAATGGCGAGTGTACTGCGAGCTATTCGGCGCAAAATTCGTAACCTATAAGGTCTTCGAGTTCGCGAATACTGAAGCCGATAACTTCAAGAACTATCAGCAGTTCACTTTTGCGCGCCCCGTTTACAATGATGCGAAAGTCTTCGACATGATTCACTACTTGCATGAGTATATTATGGTGAGAGGGCTTGAAAAAGAGCCGGTATTGCAATTGAGTTTAACAAACGCGGTAGCAACCGCATAATTTATTTTTTTTGGAGTAAGGAAATGAGAAACAATCAAGAACCAATGTCTAATATAAGACAAGTTCATACTACTACTGATTATTCTTTGTTTAAACCTATTGACGGTAATAGAACCCTTAATACTTTGCATTTAAATCGATTAAGGAATGCAATTGACGACAATTATTTATTTACTGTAATTATCGTAAATGAGAAATATGAGATAATAGATGGTCAGCATCGTTTTGAATGCATTAAAGAATTAGGATATCCTCTTCACTACATTATATGTAAAGGATATGGTCTTAATGAAGTACATATACTGAATCAAAATTCTAAAGATTGGGTATCTGCAGATTACCTTGATGGTTATTGCAAGCTAGGATATAAAGATTACATTGTTTTTAGAGAATTCCGTGATAAATATAAAATAGGGTATAATGAATGTATGGGGCTTTTATCCGGAACTACCTTTCAAGGAGGTTATGTATCAAAGTTTAGACGCGGTTTATTCAAGGTAACTCATTTATTTGAAGCTGAAGACTTCATGGATAAGCTTTGTATGATTGAGTCATATTATGCAGGTATAAGAAGAAGATATTTCATATATGCTATGATGCAATTACTACAAAAACCACAATTTGAATTTACAGAGTTTTTGCAAAAGCTTAAAATACAGCCATTAGCTCTGCAAGATTGCACAGATATAAATCAATATATCTTACTCATCGAAGAAATCTATAATTACAAGCGTCGCGATAAAGTTAACCTACGATTTTAAGGAGTGCCAGCATGAAGACCCGATCCATCGGCTCACTCTACAACCATGTAGCCGATCTTGACCCAAACGGTGGCCTCGCATGGAGGCCCCGCATTAAATTAAGCGAAGAGCTTCGAAGAGAGCGCCGTAGATTATTCGGTCGAAGTGTTAACGATGTCAATATCGGAAAGCATACCAAGGATCAAGGAAGGCAACTGCGTAAAGATTTGACACTAATGCAAAGATCCGGTATTGACTTTACATACTTTCATCATAAAGACTTTAACCATAGCAAAGCAATTGACGCGCTTATCAAGTATGTAAAAGATAAAACCGGTATGACAATTCGAGAGATGTTCGAAAGCAAATACAATCAAGGTATGCACTACTTAAAGTGTCTTGCATTAACTTTGCGCTTTGCTATGCTGATACGCACCGTATCACTAGCCGAAGAACTTGAACTCGATAGAGCCGATGCGCAAGAGCTAATAAGTAATGCAGCCAAAGGCTTGCGAAGAAGCGTCGCACTTGATGAGACTATGAGAGAGCTATTTAATTATTTGAAGGATATAATGAGATGACATATAAGGAGTTTCTTGAGAGCAAAAAACATAGCTCGATAGATTATGGCATAGATACCTCGTTTTTACCTGAAGATATGTTCGACTACCAAAAGCATGTAGCCGAATATGCAATAAAGAAAGGGAGATGCGCGGTATTCTTAGATACAGGATTAGGAAAGACTATTCTAGAGCTTACAATAGCCGTGAATTATGCAAGAAAGACCAATAAGCCGGTATTGATTATTACACCGCTTGCAGTCGCTTTTCAATTTATTAAAGAGGCTGAAAAGTTTGGTATCGATGACATCGAATATAGCAAAGATGGTAACTACAAAACTAAGATAGTAGTTTGCAATTACGAGCGCTTGGAAAACTTCAACTCAAAGGACTTCGAGTGTGTTATCCTAGATGAAAGCTCTATCTTAAAAAACTTTGAAGGAGCTACTAAAAATGCTATCACTGCATTCTTGAAAAAAGTCAAATATCGATTCCTATTCACCGCGACTCCAAGCCCTAACGATTACATAGAATTAGGCACGAGTTCCGAAGCTCTTGGGTATCTTGGCTATATGGATATGCTTTCTAAGTTTTTCAAAAACAATCAAAACAATGTAGCCAAGTTATCGCAAATAAGCAAAGCAAGGCAGGGCGAAGAGTGGTATCTCAAAGCTCATGCAGAGCAGGACTTTTGGAGATGGATAGCATCATGGTCAATATCAATGCGCAAGCCTTCAGACTTTGGATTCAGTGATGAGCGTCATATTTTGCCCGAACTTATCGAGAATATCACAATTATAGAAAATACTGATCCGCTTGCTATCGATGGTCAAAATACCATGTTCGCTATTCCGGCTACAGGATTCAAAGAGATAAAAGCCGAAGTAAGAGCTACTTTAGAAATGCGATGCCATAAAGCAGTCGAGAAAGCAAAAGATCATGAGTGCTCTGTTTACTGGGTTAATCTTAACGATGAAGCCGATCTAATCGGAGAACTCGACAAGAGTACAGTCGAAGTCAAAGGCAATATGAACATAGATAAGAAAGAGGAAATACTTTTAGGATTCAGCGCTGGTGATATCAAGAAACTAATCACAAAAACATCTATTACCGCTTTTGGTCTTAACTGGCAGCACTGCAATCATACGACATACTTTCCTACTTATTCATATGAGCAATACTATCAAGCTATACGACGCTTTTGGAGATTTGGACAAAAAAGACCGGTTACTGTAGATCTTATTTTATCAGATGGACAAACAAAAGTTATGGAAAGTCTTATGATAAAAAAAGACCGCGCTATTCAAATGTTCGATAATCTAACAAAGCAAACATCTCAAGACTTCAAAATAGAAAGCAAAGAATTTAATAAACCAATTACCCTACCGAGTTTCTTATGATTAAAGAGCAAGTAATAACCGATAATTATGCAATCTATAATAGTGACTGCATGTATGTACTTCCAACTTTGGCAAATGATAGCATAGACCTTTCAGTCTATTCTCCACCGTTCGCAGGTCTTTACAATTACTCATCTCATGAGAATGATTTTAGTAATTGTGAAAGTCGCGAGCAGTTCTTAGAACAGTACGAATTCCTAGTACAAGAAATTTCAAGAGTAACAAAGCCCGGTCGTATTACTGCAGTTCATTGTACTGATGTTTTTGATAACAGATGTTATCTATGGGACTTTCCACATGAGATAATTAGAATTCATGAAAAACATGGTTTTTATTATCGCAATCGCATAACCGTATGGAAAGAGCCTCTAAAAGTTCGCATGCGTACAATGGTGCAATCTTTAATGCATAAATTTATTGTCGAAGACTCTACAAAGTGTTTTACTGCAATGCCTGATTATGTATTGATATTTACAAAAGCAGGCGATAATCAAGTACCAGTTACTCATCCATGCGGACTTACTGAATACTTTGGAGAAACTCCATTTTTAGAAGCTCATAAAGAAACATACGGTAACTACAAAGATTTTGTAAAAAAGTGGAAAGATTACGACGGCGACCCTTCAGGAAATAAACTTTCTCACCTCACATGGCAAAGATATGCTAGCTCGGTTTGGGATGATATTAGAATAGATAATGTTTTACCGTTCCGTGATTCCAAAGAGGAAGATGACGAGAAACATGTACACCCCTTACAACTTGATGTAATCGATAGAATAGTAGAACTATATTCTAATCCAAAAGAGGTCGTACTTACTCCATTCATGGGAGTCGGATCTGAAGTGTATAGTCCTGTTTCACTCGGTCGCAAAGCTATCGGAATAGAATTAAAAGATAGTTACTTCAAGCAAGCGATTATTAATCTAAAAGAAGCTAGCAAAAGATTTAAAGACAAAGTACAAGAGGAGATATTTTCATGAATGAAGAAAACGATATACTACAAGAAGTTAATTACACTCTCGGTCGCACGGCCTTCGAGCCTGGTCGATCACTCTCCGAGCAACTTCGCGAAGAGCGCTTAAAGATTGCAAAAGAGATGGAGCCGTATAAAGATAGCAGAACAAGAATAGACATGGTGCAGCCCGATACGACAAAACGGTCGGGCTACTTCATGGATCGCTCGACATGGCTTGACTTTGATAGACCGCTTGACATATTACCATTACTTGAGAAAGAAGTAATACGACTGATTGAGCTTCCGTATCCATCACTAAAAATGAAAGTACGGTATCAAGAGGTCGTATATGCAAAAAAAGTATTCATATTCTTTGCAATATGTTATCTAAACCTAACGAGCTTTGAAGTGGCCGCTTATCTAAAAATGGATCGCTCAACTCTATCATATCATGTTCATCATATAATGGATATTGTCGATGTATATGGTAAGTATCAAAATATATTCATATCTCTTGATAAGTTTTTATACGAACATGCTGATAGAGTAGGATTCAAAAAATACAAGAGCGCTAACTACCAACTAAAAGGAGAGAAATAAAATGAAATGGACTAAACTCGAATACGGCGAATGGCCTGAAGGTATGATACTTTTGCGAATCGATCTCGAAGACGGCCCGCAGTATGAAGTAGGATACATAAAGCGAAGTAAAACAAATCAAGATGTATATTTTTACTGCACGAGACCAATGCCAAGCAAAATAAGCATCGACTCAATCTACGACATCGAACCGCACTACATAGCACTCGATGCAATCGAACTACCGAAGGCTGAAGATAATGAATACAGCATCGATCCAAAATTATGGAAAGCTATGAGAGAAGCTGCTGATCGTATAAAACTCAAATTTTGACAAGGTATATTATGAATAACTTCGACCGCCAAAGCCTTGACGAGCTTGCAGAATCTTTCCACAATACCGGGCAAAAAATATGCGTATTCATGCTATCGGTCATATTAATGACCTCGCGGCTGACACAAATCGCACGCCGCTTGCTACGCTCCCTCTTTCGCAGCAACTGAAGATAGAAAGAGAGATACTCTTCGGCAATAGGCCAAAGAAGCCACGCGGTAAGATTAAGCACCTCACAAATGCACAACTCTATCACATCGCCGAGCGCGTCGCTGAACTAACAGCACGCGCCTTTGGCATCCAAGCGCTCGCTATATTCCAAGAGCAAGGATTCCCTCGCTATGTCGCGATTACTCTTTGCTATATGCATAACGGATTCACAAAACAAGACTGCGGATTTATCTTTAATTGTGGCCATAAATTGCCTATTATTGCCGCCCGCGCAGTCGAAGACCGAGCTATCATAGACCCTGACTTTCGGACGCTTTACAGAACCCTAATCAAAGAGAGTAAGCATGAGTAATGTTATCACACTATTCGCAAATGCAGAGGCCACGCGCCCGCAAGAGCTTATAGACTTTACCGAGTATCTATACCTTATCAAGAACGGCCACTGGCAAGATGATGTAATAACCTACAGAGCTATTCAAGACCCCGAAGAGCGCAAAACGGCTAAGCGCAAGATCATTGCAGTGACTCCGAGCGGTGAGTTCACCGGGCGAGGTCAAGCAGGCCTCAAGAATCATAGCGGGTTAATTTGCATCGATGTCGATGACAAAGATAATGAAGGGCTAAACGAGAAAGTACGAGCGCTTGTCGGTGATCCTTTTGTCTTTGCCTTCCATCAGTCCCTCGGAGGGCTTGGATATGCAATCTACTTCAGGATAGAGCCGACAAAGCACTTAGACGCATACCTAGCCATAGAGAAATACCTAGCGGATACCTATCACCTCGTAGCCGACAAAGCATGTAAAGATGTGACGCGCCTTCGCTTTGTCTCATTCGATCCGTTCCTACATAAAAACACAAAAGAAGTACCCGTATTCAAGAAGTACCTCAAAAAAGAGGCGCAAATCAGTACAAGAGTAATCCATGCGCATACCTCAAAGGATATGGAGTTTATTATTAGCCAGATCCGTAGCCGTCGCATCGATCTTACCGAATCCTATCACGATTGGATACAAATCGGTTTTGCTTTAGCTGATCACTACGGCGAAGCGGGCCGCGATTACTTTCACGCTATAAGTGAGATTCATCCGGAATACAACGCGCAAAATACCGATGCAAAGTATGATAACTTCTTGAAAACAAACGACGGTAGCGTAGGTATCGCGACGCTATTCTTTAAGTGCAAAGAGTATGGCATTCAGTTCCAAACGAAAGAAACACAATACTTACAAAGTACTCATATCGTACTTGAAAAGACTAATAAAGATAAAACTACTTCAACTGAAAATAGACTTGTAAAACTAGCAGAACAAGAAGGTATATCAAGCGAACTTGCAAGAGAGGTGTCTAAGCAACTAAGCGAACATAATCTTGATGATGCAAAGATAAAACGCGATGAAAACGTTATCCCACTCATCAAAGCAGCGCTCGAAGCCTACGACATTAAAAAGAATGAAGTAACTCAAGAGATTGAGTACAAAGGTAGGCCAATGACTACTAGCAACCTGAATACGATCTGGTCCGAAATTGCAACAGCGCTTGGTACGAAATGCACCCAGTCGCATGTAGATTCACTTATCCACAATGATAACACCCGCACTTACAATCCATTCCTTGACTTCTTTGAGCGCTATCAAGACCGCGAGGTCAAGAACGGAACTATTGACCGACTCATCGCGACGGTAACAGCACGCCATATCGTAAACGAGAACGGTGAGGTAATAGACTTCGGGCCTATGATAACTCAAATCTTTATACGCAAGTGGATAATTAGCCTCATAGCTTCCATGCACGGCACTTACTCGCTTCTTATCCTAGTGATGTGCGGTGAGCAAGGGCTAGGCAAAACCAACTTTTTTAGATGGCTACTCCCTTCAGAACTTCGGGACTATTACGGCGAGTCCAAACTTGACCGAGGCAAAGATGATGAAATCCTAATGTGCAGAAAACTAATTCTATGCGATGACGAGTTCAGCGGCAAGTCTAAAAACGAGTACAAACTACTGAAGCAATACGCTTCGACTCAGTTTTTTAACCTTAGGCAGCCCTACGGGCGCAAATTTGAAGATTATAGGCGATACGCCGTGCTTTGTGGTACTTCAAATGAGAATGAAGTGATTAACGACCCGACCGGCAACCGCCGTATTATTCCGATTAACCTGGTAGCAATTAACTTCGAGGCTTACAGGGCAATAGACAAGATCGACTTGCTCATGGAAGCCTATCACATCTGGAAAACCGAAGGCGATGCCTCTTGGCAACTCAACAAAGGCGAAATAGCTCAACTATCGATGTCAAGCGCTGACAATGAGCAAGTAGATACCGCCGCCGAGGCGCTCGATGTGGTATTTGAAAAACCAACCGCTTTCGAGGGCACTTGGATGACCGCAACAGAGGTACGAGATACAATTATGAAGCATCTCGAGGTCAAATTTGCGGAAAACCGACTCGGGATCGCACTCGGCAAAGCAGGCTTTGAAAAGAAGAAAAAGAAGCTCAACGACATACCAAGAACAGTCTATCGCGTCAAGGTTCGCAAGCGTTTTGACACTTATGGCGATTATTCGCAAAATTCGGACTGAAGGTAGGTAGTAAGATCTCTTAAAAAAACGCCCTCCGTATATATAGACATGTATGTGTGTGTGTGTGTGTGTGTGTGTGCATGTGTATATATATAAAGTATATATAATATTATATTATCTTACTACCTTCACTGTAAACAATTGATTTTTAATAAACTTACACGGTAGCAAGTTCTCAAAAGAACCGACTACCGAACCGACTACCGACTACCTATGAATTTACGACCATATCAAGTCCTTGCAATTGACAAACTTCGAGCCGCTTTTGCTCAAGGTCATAAGCGAGTGATATTATGCGCTCCGACCGGAGCGGGCAAAACGGTGATGTTCTCGGCTATCGCTCAAGTAGCTATGCAAAAGGGTAAGCGCGTCATGATCATTACCGACCGAGGCGAGCTGCTATGGCAGGCGGGCGGGGCGCTCAATAACCTCGCCATAGTTCCAGAACTGATCACCGCAGAGACCTCGCGAATCAATGCGAGTCAAAAGATCTTCGTAGCCATGATCGAGACTATCTATCGCCGGAGAGAGCTACGAGAGTACAAGATGCTACTTGAGAGCGTGGATTTATTCATATTTGATGAGTGCCATAAGCGAACATTCGACAAGCTCCTCCCTTCCCTACCTGAGTCCGCTTTCATTCTGGGAGCGACGGCAACTCCTTGGAGAGAAGGGAAGGGGACCGGTATGAGAGATGTTTACTCGGCTATGGTGGAAGCTTCGACTATTCCGAGCCTTATTAATGATGGCTACCTAGCCAAGCCGTCGTATTATTCGGTTCCGATCGACCTTAGCCAAGTGAAGACCAAAGGCGGTGACTATGATGCTGACTCGCTTGCTGATATTTATTCGCGTTCGCAAATTTACAAGGGCGTCGTGACAAATTACAATCGTTGGGCTGAAGGCAGCAAAACGATAGTCTTCGCACCTAACTTAGCCAGCGCGGATGAAGTACTGCAAGAATTCAAGTCGGAAGGTTTGCCCGCTTTGGCGCTTAGCGGCCTTGCGGGGCTTCAGGAGCGTCGAAACGCTTTGAAGTGGTATAAAGAGACGGCGGGCGCGATTTTGGTGAATGTAGGACTTTTTACCACGGGCTTTGATGAGCCGAGTATTGAGACTGTTATTTTGTATCGAGCTACCAAGTCTTTACCCTTATTCCTGCAAATGGTCGGACGCGGTTCGCGAACATGCGAGGGCAAGACCGAATTCAAGGTCTTGGACTTCGGGAATAACCTTTACCGCTTTGGCATGTGGGATGAGGAGAGGGATTGGACAAAGCCACCTAAAAAGCCACGGGATGGCGTAGCCGTGTACAAGAATTGTCCTGAGTGTGATGCGTTCCTATACGCCTCGGCTCGCGAGTGTGAGTACTGCGGAGCGGAGATCCCGAAAACAGAGCGCGAAGTAATTGAAGAACTTGCTATATTGCAACCTCACGAGGCTCGTGCGATGGCAAAGCTCGGAGGCTTGCATGATTGGGTAGCCTTGACAAAGGCGGGTAAATTAAATCCGCTCTATGTTCTACAAAGTTTGTGTAAGTTGCGAAGCGAAGCCGAATCCTATCGCGATGCGATGGGATATGCAAAAGGTTGGTTATTTATTCACAAGGATAAGACAAGGCACTTGATTTGAACTACCGCCGCTTATCTCAAGACTTTCTCGATGACATAGTCATGGAGCACGGCGTAAGCTACGATACGGCTCGCGTGTTATTCATGATGTGGCTTGTCGGTATGAGACACTGGGAAAAGAAGTGTGATGCCTTAATCCATTACTTGCTATATGAGAATGACTGAACACCAACTCCAAGCCCTCTGCTTTACTTGGCATTGGAATAACCGCCCTGACGAGCGTGGCTTGCTTTACATGAATCACAACAACCCTCGCGATGCGAGGCACGGCGCGAGTCTTAAGGTGATGGGTTTGGTGGCAGGCGTGGCCGACATGACATACATACACCCCGACGGCTCTGGAGTAACCTTTCTAGAGTTCAAAGCCGAGAAAGGTAGGCAAAGCGCCTCTCAGGTTTGGTGGCAGTCAACGGTCGAGCGATCAGGATGCAATTACAAGATTATCAAGAGTTTTGAAGATTTTACTAAGTCCCTTGCATATTAATTAACTTTGTTTAAATTAAGGAGTTGAAGGTGAATCACTTTTACCATGAGATACATGGCTGGTTTGATTATGAGGAGATCTACGACATAGCGATAGGCACGGCTAGTGAAGGCGCTCGCTTTGTTGAGATTGGAGCTTGGAAGGGTAAGAGCGCGGCGTATGCGGGCGTTGAGATCATGCGATCAAAGAAGAAGATTAAGCTTGATGTGATAGATCACTTTCTCGGGAGCGAAGATCACCGCGATCCGAGGTCAAAGCACTTCGAGCCCTTGACTCAATATGCTGACGGCTTGTACAATCTTTGCAAGCTTAATCTTAATCCGGTCAAGAAAGCAGTCAAGATCATACGCTCGGACTCGATGGATGCGGTCAAGACCTATGAAGATGAGAGCTTAGACTTTTGCTTTATTGACGGCTCGCATGATTACGAGTCAGTATGCAAAGATATAGACGCATGGCTTCCAAAAGTAAAGACAAACGGAATACTTGCAGGCCATGACTATCGATATTACGAAGGCGTGCGGAAAGCAGTTAACGAAAAATTAGAAGGCGCTCAACCTATTGGAGCGTCATGGATTTATTACAAAAAAGGAGTGTAAGATGACGAAGATTGAGATTAGCGGAGAGGTTTGCTTTGCGGGTCAGCCCGTCAAGTATTCGGACAAATTTACAAAGGCCGAGATTGTGATTAAGGATACGACAAGCAAGTATCCAGAGTTTATCAAGTTCGAGGCTATTAATGACAAAGTGGAAATGCTGCGAGGCTTCCAAGTAGGCATGCAAGTTACGGCTGAAGGTTTTGTCGGCGGTAAGGAATATACCAACAAAGAGGGTAAGATTGGATACATCACTAGTATCAAGCTTGCCAAGATTTACGAGAACAAACCGCAGGCCGAGGCCGTCCCCGATGCTATACCATTTTGAAGACCCTGAAGAGATGCCGACTCTTGAATGGGAAGACCTAGGCAAGAACGGCTACAAGACTGAGATCACTAAGAACGGCGTGCCTTTCGAGGCGCGCTTGTTCGAAGCGGAAAGAGCGTGGAAGCTGAAGCTAACGAACAAGATGACCGGCAAGTATGCGCTCGAGCTTAGGTTCCGTAACTTGACGCTTAACGATGCAATGGTAAAAGCCGAGTTCTATATCTTGGAGAACTTGCAATGAAGCTAGAGGTTATTATTCCCTATCGCGATCGGCAAGAGCACTTATCAAAGCAAGTGCCTCATCTTTGGAAGGTGCTAACAGATCAAGGTATTGACTTTCATATTACGGTCGTAGAGCAAGAGGCGGGCAAGAAATTCAATCTAGGCATGATGCGAAATATAGGATTCTTGGAATCTGAAGGCGCTGATTACTTTTGTTTTCACGATGTGGATATGTACGCCGAGGATGTGGATTACTCATATACGGATATGCCTACTCACTTGGCTTATGCATGCGAGCAATTTAATTACAAGCTACCATACCGGACCTACTTTGGCGGTGTGACTCTCTTTGACAAAGAGAGCTACAAAAAGATCAACGGACATGCTAACTGGTACTGGGGCTGGGGCGTGGAAGACGATGACTTGTACTGGAGATGCACGCTTGTAGGCTTCAAGCGTCGATACGGTAGATTCTGGAGTGATGAACATGAAAGGAATTATAGCACTAACAAGACTAATCACAATAAGTTCCGTGCGAACTTAGAAACTACTGAAGAGAGTGGCTTGCATAATTGCGAGTACACAGTAATAAAAGCGGAGCGCTTTAACGAAAGGCTTCGCACTATTTTAGTATCTATTTAATGGATCAAATCAGATGAAGGAAACACTCAAGACTTTTGTGCCTTTGCTCGCGCTCTCAGTGATTGCACTTGGCGCGACTCTAGGAGTCGGAGATGGGAGCTTTAGCACATTCGCGGTCGGTCTTAGCAAGTATGCACTTGCAGTTGGGGCGGCGTGGTTTGTGGATTCTTACCTAATTAAGGAGGTCAATACTCGTGAAATTATCAGTACGAACCCTATCGCTTACGCTTTGTTTTTGGCTGCTAACATCATTACAGCCGCTCTCTGCTTCTCTCAGTCCTAAGGTTCTCACGATAGCCAAAGGCTTTATAGGCACGAAAGAGGAAGGTAATAACGGCGGGTACTGGGTTACTCGCTTTCAGCGCTCGACCAAATCGCCAAAGGGCGCTCAGTGGTGCGCATCATTCGTAAACTTTTGCTTGGATTCTGCAGGGGTCAAGGGCTTGCCGTTTACGGGATCAGGGCTTGCGCGTCATTTTGCTACACGCAACAAAACGATCAAGGCTACTGAAGTGATAGCTAAGAATATGGACTTACCACCGGGCACGATCATTGTATGGCGAAGAGGCACGACACCCTTCGGACATGCTGGAATAGTGGATAAGTGGAAAGGCAGGCGAGGGACTACAGTTGAAGGGAATACAAGTTCAGGGCTTCAAGGGTCTCAACATGATGGTGACGGGGTTTGGGCACGATCAAGGGTAATCAATCCGACTAATTACTTCAGGATTACAGATTTTGTTATCTATTAAAAATAAAATTTCTAAGTCCCTTGACATAACTCTTATATTTGTTTTGCCGACATAGGCACTCCTAATCTCATGCCTTCACTCCGCGAGCGCCTCTCCTAGAGGGGCGCTTGTTTTAATACGATAGATACGATGGACATACTAAGCGAATTACTACGAAATGTACTAGCTACATTGGTCTCGACGGTTACGATAGTGGTGATGTTCTTCAGGTTTATGAATCGCGAGCGCTTGCAGCATGCTAAGCAAATTGCTGAAGTCATTGAGAAAACCGCAAAGCATGTATTCAATACTTCGACTCTCGAGCATCGTGTACAAATGCTTGAGAAACAAGAGAAAGAGCAAGCGGAAAGTATCAAAGAGCAGTTTACCCTAATCCACTCAAGACTAGATCAAATCTACTCAATCATTGCAGGCCTTCATAAGTGAGTTATCATTTTGGCTTCAAATACTGGAACGAGCCTACACCCGCGAAAATTCGTAGGGTCGCTAGTGCTTTGGCCGCTGCTGGTATTGCTGGTTGCGGTTTTGCCTATTTGAGGGACAACATGACTCTTGCGATTACGCTCTTGAGCCTTGCGGTTGGTGGATCTTTTATTGCCAAGTTATTTACGGATAAGCCATGAGACGCGACCGCTTGAATATCACATTATGGAAGGGTGAAAGCTTCTCGATGCTTGTCGCTTTGGAAGATGAGAACGGAACCGCGATCAGCTTAACAGGTGCTACCATTACTGCACAATGCAGGGTCAAGGCTACCAACGCGACGCTATTTACTTTTACGACGGCAATCGTATCACCTGCGAGCGGTGGAAAATATACTATCTCAATCCCAGCAGCTACGACATCGGGCTTAACACCTCAAAAGGGGTTAGTCTATGATGTTCGTATTTCTTTTGCGGGTGGTGATGTGAAGTATTGGCTAGGTGGTGATGTGGAACTTTATGATACGGTGACTTCATGAGTGATAGTGTAAGAATTACCACGACGGCTGAAGAGGTAGTTGTTAAGGTCGGAGCTTTTGTCACTACAAGCTCAGGCTCTTTTGTATTTGGTGAAACTCCAAGCGGGCTAGTCAATGGATCAAATGCGACTTATACAACTGCTCAAAACTTTGTCGCTGAAAGTGTGCAAGTCTTCATAAACGGCGTATCTCAGACGAGCGGCGTGGACTATACGACATCGGGAAGCACGACAATTACCATGAATGTGAGCCCCGTATCAGGTGACTATATTAGAGTAAATTACAAGATAGGATAATACGATGCCAGAAACTACAATAGCAGGCCGCCAGATACGCGATGGAGCGATAACTAATGCGAAGGTCGCAGCGGGCGCGGCAATAGATTCAAGTAAACTTGCAGACGGCGCGAACTTCACGAAGAAAGATGGATCGGTTGCTTTTACTGGTAATCAATCGATGGGTAATAACAAGCTTACGACGCTTGCGACTCCGACTGATTCAGGTGATGCAACTAACAAAGCATACGTAGATACGCAAATAGCAGGATTATCAAGCGCTTACAAGTATCGGAATGTACATGCGGCTACGACTGGTGATATCAACTTAAGTAATCCCGGAACGGATACATTTGATAGTCACCAACTTACAAGCGGTCAGCGCTTGCTTGTATGGCAGCAATCTACTCAAAGTCAAAACGGTATTTATGTATTCAACGGATCTTCAAGCGCTCTCACTCGTGCAACTGACTCGGATGCATGGGACGAGCTTACAGGCTCTTTTGTCTATGTAGATCAGGGCACTTTGTACGGTGATAAGAGGTTCTTTTGCACATCGAATTCAGGCGGAACGCTTGGAAGTACAGCGGTCACTTATGTGCAAGATACTTCAGGTACTTTGAGTGTAACTAACTTCGTTTTTGAAGAGACTCCGAGCGGATCTATCAACGGCTCGAATGTGACTTTCACTATCTCGGCTACTCCGACAACGGGAACGCTTCGCTTGTATTTGAACGGTCAAAGACTAAGAAGCGGCGCGGGAAATGATTACACTCTTTCAACGAATACAATCACAATGACCACGGCTCCGATAAGTGGGGATGTTTTACTAGCTGACTTCATGAAGTAATTATGCCAACAACAAAACTAAACAACGGCCAATTACCTAATACGATTAGTAGCAAGACTATTGATAGCTCAAATAGCATCAGTACGAGTCTTGCTAACTTGGTTATTTCGGGCGGGTCAAGCGGTCAGGTACTTAGCACCAACGGAAGCGGGGCGCTGACTTGGATTACGGTCGCGGGTGGTGATATTGACCTAGGAACTTTTTACGATTTTGGCAGTTTTAGTACGCCATCAAATTACAATCTAGACCTCGGAGGTTTTTAATATGGCATTGAAATTTAGACGCGGAACGGACTCAGGCCGCTCGGCTATAACACCTGCTGAAGGTGAGCCTATTTTTACAACGGATACTAAGAAGCTCTATGTAGGCGATGGATCTACTGCGGGTGGTATTGCTGTAGATACGGCTGTTAGTGATGGAGATAAAGGCGATATAACCGTTTCGAGTTCAGGTGCTACTTGGACAATTGATAATGATGCAGTAAGCTATGCAAAGATTCAGAATGTAAGCGCGGCATCTCGCTTGCTTGGACGCGGTTCGGCTTCAGGTTCAGGGGATGTACAAGAACTTACATTCGGAACGGGCTTAACGCTTACAGGAACGGAATTGACTGCTAGCGGTGGGTTGGGGTCACCTACAATTGAAGTTGTGAAATCAGCTGATGAAACTGTAGCTAATTCTACAACTTTGATAAATGATACTCATTTGTATTATAATTTAACAGCTAATAAAGTCTATTATTTTCAGATTATTTTATTAGGCAAATGTATTAGTGGGAGTTCTAGTAATTTCAAAAGTGCCGTATCAGGTAATAGCGAAGGACATTTTACAATCGATTATGAAGCTACCCCAGTATTGCTTAATGGAACTAGTACATTAATTGTCCCTCGAGTAAATTCTACATCCCCTACAGTGCCCGTTGTAGGAATTATTAATGGAGTATGTGCTCCAACTAGTAATACAACTCTTCAGTATAAGTGGGCACAAAACACTGCGTTCGTGAATGGCAATGTTATCATGAAAGGAAGTAAATTACAAATATGGGAGATAGCATAATGGAAATAATCCTTAATGAAAATTACCATGCGATTCGCCGCGATGCTACCGAATGGGATAGCGAAGGCAATGAAACCGGGTGGAATGAAGTCCCCGTCATGCTTTGGAAATTCAAAGACCAAGACGGCAATCTATGGAATACTGAGACTCCAATTGACGGCACTGAAGAGGATGCAGCTAGTATCATTTTAGGCTCAATTCAGAGTGCGTAAAAAAGGCAATCCACAATACCGTCTTACTGAAGACGAGATTGATGCCTTGACAAGGTATCGCTTGCAAACGGACTCATTCGAGGATTTGCCCGAATGGCTTATCGAGATGCAAGACGGTAAAGAGGAAGTAAGTGAGCACATCGTAATTGAAGGCAATACGGCAATACTTTGCGATGTGCATTTAGGCTTCCATGATATTGACGCGATAAGAGCTTGCATTCAATACCTAAGAAAGATGAAAGTCGATAACATTGTACTAAATGGTGATACGGTAGATGCTCATAAATTATCACGATGGGCAAAGCGAAAAGATGACATCGAGTTTACGACCGAGCTTCAAATGGCTAGGAACTTTATTGACAATTTACGGGCGACTTTCACAAAGGCAAAGATCTACTTCAAAGTTGGTAATCATGAAGATAGACTCGATGCTTTTTTGCAAGAGAAAGCCGACCAGTTCGCGGGGCTAATAACTTGGCAATCACTTTTAGAACTTGATGCAAAGGGAGTCAAATTTGTTGACTCTAATCAATTGATGTTTTGTCATGGTACTTGGATAACTCACGGCCATGAAATTAAGGTGAACGGCGGCGTAAATCCAGCGGTTACACTACTGAATAAAACACTTACTAATACTTGCATGGGCCATTTGCATAGAACGCAAACCATACACAAAAAGACGCTTGAAGGCGAATATTTAAGGGCCGATGTTATTGGAACGCTCTCAAAGCTTAAGCGAGGCTATATGCCATACTCGCAGTCTAATCATGGCTTTGCTTTTATTCATGAAGACGGCGAATTTCAGAACTATCGTATCGAAGATGGTAAGGTGAAGAGATAATGCAAAGAGACTATAAACTCATAGGATTAGTGCTCGCGATATTCCTCTTAATCATTGCAGGGTTTGCGGGCGGGTTCGAGCTTGCATCTCGCCGCGCCTCTCATGGCAAAGATACTTTGAAGATAGTACAAGTGATTGAACGCCCTGTTACGATCCGAGATTCAGTACATACTAAGAGCGTACTTGTCAAGCATCACGATACGACATACTTTATTGACAAGCCTATCGACATTCCGTGTGGTGATACTTCTTTTGTAGCTCAAAGCGATAGCGTAATTACAAATACAAAAGATACGATTAATATGGCTTTTGCCTATGCAAACCGCAAGGGCTATTTCTCGCTTGTATTCAAGCCGCGCCCTGACTCGATTATTACGGTGCAATTACCTATCGTTAAGACTGAGACTAAAACAGATTGGGCATGGTTACTTGGTTTATTTGGTTTAGGTTTAGGGATCGGAAGTTATGCCGGGAAATAATCCAGAAAATGTAAAAGGTCAGGGCTTTCATACGAACCCTGAAAGGATCAACCGCAAAGGCAGGCCAAAGGGGTCGATAGTCTATGTGAGAGACCTTGCCAAAATGGCAGCTGAAGAACTTAGCAAGCCGGGCAAAACAAAAGAGACCGTCGCGGCTGAAGTGATTCACATGCTGATTCATAAAAAGATATTAGAGAAGGAAGACATGGCAGCAATGAAGGTATTACTTGACTTGCTTGGACACTTGAATAATCAAGCGGTCGAGCAGGGTAAAATGGTTATAGAATGGGGTGCTAAAATTGGACAAAGTAGTCAAGATTTATCCGCATGAGAAACAGCTTGAAATACTTCGCGATCGGAAGCGCTTTAATGTTGTTCGGTGCGGGCGTCGCTTTGGGAAGTCTTATCTGGCTTTTGCTCTTGCCCTTGAGAAGATGCTTGAAGTGGACGGCGCGTATGTTCTCTACACCGCGCCAAGTTACACCGAACTTACAGGACGAGAGACCGAAGCACAAAACTTCTTCGCCCCGCTTGGTGCTACTTACAAGCAAGGACAGATTAAACTAGGTAATAGTACATTGAATTTACAGGGTATCTGGAGAGCCGACGGGCTTCGAGGTAACAAGTTTCACCGCATAATATGCGACGAATGGGCTCACTGCCCAAACGCTGAAGACGATTGGAACTTTGTATTAAGCCCGATGCTCGCCGATTATGAAGGCGATGCGTATTTCTTCTCAACGCCAAAAGGTAAAAATCACTTTTGGCAATTAGATCAGCTTCACGATACGCTCGAAGATTGGAAGTCTTTCCACTTTTCCACTTATGACGGTGGACAAATCAAAGAGAGCGAAGTGGATAGGCAAAAGGAGCTACTTCCAAGCATCGTATTTGCGCAAGAGTTCTTAGCCGAGTATGTCGATAGGAGCTCGGCGAAGATTAAACGCGATTGGCTACGCATTGCAAATGACAAAGTATGCACGGCTTACTATATCGGAGTGGACTTGGCAATATCACAAAAAGAGACCGCTGACTATACTGCAATCGTGGTGATAGGTACGACTCAAGACGGCGAAGTAGTGGTAGTTGAAGCCGAGCACTTTAGAGCACAATTTGCCGAGATCGGTGCTCGCATCATGGCAGCCGAAGAGAGATGGCAAGCGCGAGTCGTAGCCGTTGAAAGTAACCAGGCGCAAGCATGGATGGTGCAAGAGCTTAAGAGAAATACTAAAATGAATGTAGTAGGCGTGCGAGCGGATCGCGATAAGGTGATTCGATTCCAGCCCGTTGAGGCACGATATGAGCAAGGGCTTGTATATCATGTGCCTCATTTAGACCCTGAATTCACTGAGGAGCTTTTAAGCTTTACCGGAACTCCTCAAGACAAGCATGATGACTTTATTGACGCATTGGGCTATGCTTTTAATGCTATTCGCAAAACACCACAGATATATGTATGAGTTTACTTGACCAACTTCGAGATAGAATCGCGGCCGCAGTTGCACCGCGTAAAAACGATAGGCCATATATCCGCAGTGGTGGAAGTCGCAATATAGGTGCGACTCAAACTGGTGGAGAACTCGCGGCCTCGCTTCGAGGCACGGTCTTTGCTTGTTTACAGCATCGTGCAAACGCTTTGACCGGTGTGAAGTTTGATAGCTATGCCGAGAAGAACTACAAGCGCGAAGAGCTAGGCCGAGGTCACTGGGCAAATGAGCTATTGAATAATCCTAATCCGTACTTTACCCGCTCGCAAGTGTTCAGCTATATTGAGAACTGGCTAAGTATCAACGGAAATGCTTATATCTGGACTCCGACAAATGGATACCGAGTTCCTCTTCAAATGTGGGTACTTAATCCGACCCGCATGCGAGTTATCAAAGGCGATAACAACTTCATCGAAGGATATGTCTATCAGTCCGCTCAAGAGGGGAATATCGCGATACCTGAGAAAGAGGTTATCCACCTCGCGAAGATCCATCCGGGCGCAAGACCTGAAGAGATAATCGGTATGAATATCTTCGGTGTAGGCCTCGTATCAGCCGCGCTTGAATATGCTTTTATTGACCGCGAAGTTAGCGCGTATCTTGCTAGACTTTTTGAGAATAATACCGTACCTCCTTTGGTGGCTACCTTCCCTGAAAGATTCGATGCTGATGAGTGGCATAAACTTAAGGCCGCATGGAATGAAGAACTCCCAGATTACAAGCTCCGCGCTTTGCTTGGTGGTGGCATGCAATTACAACTACCCCCGAAAGGCGAGCTATCAATTAGCTATGAAGCGGTGAGCAAAGATACACGCGCTCAAATCGCTCAAGTCTTTGGCGTGCCTCCTGGCATGCTTGATGGTAGCTTCCAAAACCGTGCAACCGCTGAAGTTCAATGGGCTATTTTTAGGCAAAACACAATCGATCCCGAAGCACTCTACATCGCTGAAGAATTTACGCGTCACTTCAGACGATGGGAAGAGGATATCTTAATCGAAGCGCAGCCGTACGAATATGCTGACCCTGATGCTGATATGCGTAAGGAAGAGTTTGAGCTTAAATGGGGGCTCAAGACAATTAACGAAGCGCGAGCCGATCGTGGATATGATCCGATTAAAGACGGTAACATTCCACTTATTGCAGGTGGATACGCTCCATTGCAATCGGTCGTAAATGCGCCTCCCGTGCCCATGATGCCGCGAAAACTCGAAAGGGCATACGGAATACAGAACCGCGCAAAATTGCCTCTCATAACAGCCGAGAGTAAGGACTTGTTCTGGCGTAATTTCGACAAGCTAACTGAGAAGTCAAGCAATAAGATAGACAATGTAGTGCAAACTATTATCGGTCAGCTCAAAAATGAAGTCTTATCAAATATCGATAAGGGTATCATAAGCATATCTGATCTTGATATTAATGATGCTGATTACGCGAAGTTCCAAACCATGGTAGAAAGTGCTTGCTTAAGCGTGCAAAACGAACTCTTAAAAGCTCTCGAGCTTGGAGATCAAGACTTGACCGGCGAAGTAGGTCAGCAAATAAAGGATCTTGCTAATGAGTCAAGTGCAAAGATTAGAGAGAGCGTCGATGTAATGAAGTCCGAGATACGACAAGTAATCGAAAATAATGCAGGACTTCCAAAAGATGAAATGAAAGAAGCCTTGCAGACTAAGTTCGATCAACTAAGCGCGGGCCGTGCAAAGACAATAGCGAATACAACGAGCGCGAATGTTACAAGTGGCATGCAGCATGCGGTCTATAAAGACCTTGGCTTCAAAATGATGTGGCTTACTCAACGCGATGGACTCGTAAGACCCGCACATGTTCAAGCCGACGGCTCGATGCAAGGCGCTGATGGATACTTTACGGTTGGTGGTGAAAAAGCTACTAGGCCATTAGGCCCCGGATTGAGTGCTGGTAATTCGATTAATTGTAGATGTCAGTTATTCCCTGTCGCTGAATGAGTTACAAACCTAACAAAGGCATGCAAGAGGAAGCCGAGCGAGCTATTCGCTGGGTGGAAGACGGCCGTAAAGGTGGCACTCGGATAGGTAAGATCAGAGCGCGTCAAATTGCACGCGGTGAGAACTTAAGCGAAGATACCGTAAAGCGTATGTACTCTTTCTTTTCAAGGCAAGAAAGCGTAAAAGATGCCGAGGGCTTTGAGCCCGGTGAAGATGGGTATCCATCACCCGGAAGAGTGGCATGGGGATTATGGGGTGGAGATCCTGGATACTCATGGTCTAAGAACATAGTAGAGCAATTAAAAAATAGAGGATTTAATATGAATTTAATAACAAGAGAACTTGTACTCGAGACTAGAAATGGTTATGAGTATGAAGGGAACGGAGAGAAAGAATACGAAGAGAAAGAGAATGACCTCTTCACCTTCGTAGTCTCTACTCCCGAAGTTGACCGGTATGGTACTATCATAGTGCCGTCAGGTATCGATTATACGGCGTATCTAAACAACCCTATCGTACTTGCCCAGCATGACTCGGATCAGTGGCCTATCGGTCGCTGCTTAGGTTTTGCAATGAACGGCGAAAACTTAGAAGCTACTATTCAAGTTGAGTGCGTAACTGAAGAGGGCAAGAAGCTTACAAAACTTATTAATGCAGGTTTTGTCAAGGCCGTATCAGTTGGTATCATTCCGACCGAATATGAAGAGCAAACTATCGACGGCAATAAAGTAACAGTATATACCAAGTCAGAGCTTGTAGAATTTAGCGTCGTTAGCGTTCCGGCGAACCGTCAAGCACTGCTTAAGAAATCACTGAAGACTCTTATCAAAGACTCACTTAATAAATACAAAAAGGAAAGTAGAATGTTAACCCCAGAGATCGAAGCAAAGATCGCTGATGAGCTTCTTCCGGCTATCAAAGAAGCTTTCATCGCCGAAGTGATTAATCTCGGTTTTTCTCCTGAAGAAGCCGAAGTATCCGTTAATGCTTTCATCACCGCAGGCGTGCCTCCTATGCTTGCAGTTTTGAAAGGCGAAGCAGCACCAGCCGTTGAGCCTGAAGTAGCCCCCGAACCCGAAGCAGCCGAGCCTCCAGTTGAGGTAGTTGCTGAAGAGGAAGTCATGGCATCATTCAAAGGTATTGAAACTAGAGTAGGTAAAAAGATTGCAGCTTCCACACAAGCGCAAATCGCCGAAGGTATGGACATGATAAATAAAGGATACAAGACAATTAAACAAGCGGTATCCATCGAAGCAGGCCGTTCTATCACTTTGAACTTGCCTAAAAAAATGACTACAGAAGATTTAATCAATTTAATCTAAGGATAAAACCTAATGGACAATTTAATCGTAACTCAAGACCAACTCAAAGAAGTTGTAGACCGCAAAGTAGCTGACCAGCTCCGCACTTTGCACCCAGTAAACAATCCATCACCTGCTAGAGGTTTGGTATCTATCAAAGCAGATCACGACTCACGCCGTGACCAAGCTCGCGTAGTTGCTGATTACATTCTTGCTAAGCACCAAGGCCGTGACGGTCAAGCTGATGAGATTGCACGCGCTGCAAATAACAAGTATATCACACGCGCAAACTTCAATACAGGTACGACCGCACAAGGTGGTGCTGCCGTTCCTCAATTTTGGGTTGAAGAGATCATGTCTTTTGCTGATCAGTTCGGTTATGCAAGAGCACTTGCTAAGATCTACCCTATGCGTGGTAAAACAGAGAACCTCGTTTCTTCAGGTGCTTTTACTGGTGCGGTAGTTGCTGAAGGTTCTGGCTTGACATTGACTGACTCAACATCATTCTTTACGGCAACTGCAATGACAGCTCGCAAGATTGTAGCTGGTGCTATCGTATCCGAAGAGCAATTACAAGATGCAACTCCAGCATTCTTGGATTATGTCGTAAACGGTCTCGGCCGCGCGCTTGCTGAAACTGAAGACAAGCAGTTTTTCAACGGTGATGGGAACGCTCCAAACTTTACCGGTATCACTGGTATCTCTGGTACTACAACAGTTCGCCAAGGTGGTGCTAATAACTCTGGTAAAGATACATTCGCTGAAATTTCATGGACTGACCTTTGGAACTTGCGCCTCGGTGTAAATTCTGGCGTCGGTGCTAATGGCGTTTTCGTAGTTCCTCAAAGCGTCTTTGGATATTTGATGAAAGAAACTGGCGGAAGCCGTCCTATCTTCGACATGGTAAGACCTATCGAGATTACATCAATCGGACTTACAGCGCTTCAAGGTAATAGCTACTTCACACCTACGGGCCGTCCTATGCATGTCGTACCTGATTCACTCTTCCCAACTTCAGCCGCAAATACAGCGTCTGCATTCTATTGCGACTTCAATCAGTTCACAGTGATGGGAGTTCGCGAAGATGTAACAGTGAACGAATACAAAGAGTACTTCGGTGCTACTGGTTTGGGTGGTACTCATCAAAAAGGTATCGAAGTTGTTGAGCGCGTAGCTTTTGCTTTCCCAGCTCCAAGCGCGATCGGTGTTCTCAAAACTTCAACTACCTAATTAAGGTGAACTAATGCTCGTAGATGTAATTCTAATCGAGCCGTATAAAGGCGTATCTGCGGGGTATGAGACATCTCTCCCCGCAGCTATTGCCGAGGCTCTTATCAAAGACGGCAAGGCGAAGCCGCTAACTGCAGTAAAGCCCGAGCCGGTAAAAGTAGAAACCAAGAAAACAGGTAAATAACATGCCATATACAAGCGCAAATCCGAGGGCGTTCGCGGCTCTCATGACCTTTCTTAATTTGGAAGTAAACGGCGACCCGACTACCGAAGATACGGCGCTTTACACTTGGTTTGACGAACTGATAAAGATCTCATACGACGAGGCTGAAGGCTATTGCGGTCAGCCTCTTCGTACTGGGAATGTAAACTATCAGTTTTACGCTTCAAAGGCTCAAAGAGGGCTCGAAGCTAATCACTCATGGAAGTTTATACCCTATAATGCAGGTACGACTCTTACGACGCTCCAATGGCGTGAGAATGAGTTCGCTACTTATGCGAATTATGATGCTGGTAACTTTGCATGGAATGCAGAGCCGTATGCCAATTACATCATATTCAGGGACAAAACAAACGGACAATTTAAGGCTACTCTAAGCACGGGATATACCGACGCTAATATGCCATATACAATCTTGCAAGGCATCGCGGAAATGAGCGCTCTATGCTATAAGCAAAGCCCTCAAGGCGGTAATTGGTTTGGGCTTAACTCGGTATCGACAGGCGGCGCTGGTCAGAATGTATCGAACTCACTCAAGACCGATATTGACTGGCATAAATACTTTGCTCAATTCGTAATACCAACGGTGTAAGATGCTTGATGTAGCTCAACTGCAAGGAATACTAAGACCGATCATAAATGATCAGCTCTTGCGCTTCCCTTTCGTTATGCAAGCCTTCATAGGTACGCAAATGGAACGCAGTGGACTTAAGGAAAGGATAGCACCTTCGACAAGCACAAAGCTCGCAATTAATACCGGTAAGTTATTCCGATCTTTTGCGCGTGGTAGTGAGGGAAATGTTTACAAAGTGCAAGAAAGTAGTGGTATATTTGAGCTAGAATACGGCTCAGACTTACCATACGCTCGCATACAAGAAACAGGCGGCTTCATTCGTACTAAGGGCAAGATGGAAGGCTACTTTTGGAATCGCTATCGTGAGACCGGAGTAGCATACTTCAGGAATATAGCTCTCAAAGTTCGACGGGTCGGCGGGGTGCAAATACCAGCGCGTCCTTACTTCGCGCCCGCCGTGCAAAGATTCAGACAAGACAACAAATATGCAGACGGAGTGAGATCTGCAGTAATCCAAGGAATACAACAATGGCAAGAGAATCAGCGGCGCTCAATTCAGTAGCCGATCAACTTCGCACAATGAGCGGAGTCCGAGTATATGACCAAGTTATGATAGACAAATGGAATACTTATCAGTTCCCCTTTGTCGGTATTCTTGGCGGGTCGGATTCTCGCGAGGTGATAGGACTCGAAGATGACTCGGCGTTTGCAAATAAAGGGCAAATAGATATGTACTTGCTTGTCGGAGTACAAGTAAAAAAGAACTCGACCGCAGGAAAAGCGATATTAAGAGAAAACCTTGCAAATTATGCCGAAGCGATCGAGAATAAACTAACAAACTATAGACCGCCAGAGTATGAGAGTGATTTTGAGCGGACTTACTTTGCCCCTGTTCACTTCATTGATGCGCAAGCGGTAACATACAATGATGATGAAACCAAAGGCATATACTTCATGACTTTTAGGACTGTTTATTATAGAGGCGATAAATGAAAGTGAGTGCATGTGTGATCTTTCCTGAAGGGGAAGATTTAAGAGAATGGAGAGCGAGCTTACCGGATGAAGATATTGAAATCGTAGCGCTTCAAACTTCAGTGAATCCACGCTTGAAAGAGCCTATTTTTACTTATGTAGGTCGCACTGGTGATCATGTAGTCTTAGCATGGGAAATACCAAACTTCGAGGATTACTTTGACTTCTCATATTGCAGAAATAAGCTAAACGAATATGCGACTGGTGAATGGATTATTCATATTGATTCAGATGAGCGCCTCGCGATGAGGCATGATGAATTTTGGCAAAACATGAAGGCGCTTGATGAAAGCGATGCGGTCGCGGCCGGCTTGACCATTACCGGAATGAGGTCCGAAATAGATGAGCGCGTCGGATATGTTCGCCAAAGATATGCAGGCGCTAACTTGAGAATAGTTCGCAATCATTCAGGCGTTCATTGGAAGGCAATATGCCATGAGCACTTAGACCTCATGGATGAAGATGTGACGGTAGCTGATACAGACATACTACTTTGGCATCTTGGATATAACCTAAGCGCCGAAGAGCTAAGAGACAAAGCAGAACGGAACGCAAAACTGATGATACGCGAATACACTCGCGAGAAGTCAGACCGAAATTGGCAATACTTAATAAACACATTCTCATATCACAAAACAAAACTAGAAGAGGTCAAAAATGGTAGTAGGTGGTAGTAATCTTAGCGTGTTCTTTACCGCTAACGAACTCGGCACGACCCCAGCGACAAAGCTTGGAGCGACTGCACTATACACAATGAATCGTAAGATCAAAACTTCACTCACAAGAACGACATTCACAATCGATCAGAATGAGGACAATCCGGATCTTACATCATTCTTAGAAAACTATGCTCCAATATCTTCGATCACACCTGATACCGGTGAATACGAAGATGGGACAAAGTTTAACTCATCACAAGCGACAAGCGATACACTTTTGCAAATTGTGTACGGTGGAAGCGATGTCGTAACAAAGAAGCGTAAAGTAGTCTTGATGCTTTGCAAACTTGCACAAGATGCAGGTGCATTTGATCAAGAAGCAGGTAAGTACACAAAGCCGAAAGTAGCCGGTGATGTGGTAAATAATGAAACAGATATTACAGTTCCAACTGCATTATTCTGCGGTACTTTGGTAACGGGTCTTGCGACTGTATGTATTCCTAGCAAAATTGGATACAAAGAAGTATGGTTTACTGATCCATCATTGTAAGAATCACACGGGGCGGATTCATCTCCGCCCCTTTTATTAACTAGGAGATAGCATGAAATTATATCTTAACGACACCGCGCATGAAGTGCCTTTACATACGAAACTCACACCCGCACTCTATGACAAAGTTACGCCTTTATTGAGTGAACTAGCTCAAACCAAAGGCGCTCAAACCGCCGCCGAGCAAGAGATTATGGATAAGGTATTTTTGAATGAAAGCCTTGCAAGTAAAATTGATTTGACAAAAGGGCAAGACGCCTTCAAAGACATTATGCAAGAGTTCGCATTCCAAGAAATTGTAAAGACTGCATATCTGAAAGTTCGCTCTAATCTATTCGAGGTTATCAATGTCGATGCGACTACGATACCGAAGATATTTGAATTCGTTAAGACTTGTATTGACCAAACCAAAGTGCAAAACGGTGAACTCTTGGCAGGTATTCAAAGCGAAGTAGATTCTGAATTTTGGCAAGGTCAAGATCTAGACGGCATCTTGGACTCACTAAAGTTTTTTCGTGAAACAGTATGCCGAAGAGTCCGTATTATGTGAGTATTACTTGGCAGAGCTAGTGATATTCAATGACCCCGATGATGACGAGTATGAAGAGAGTGAAGATGGGAGCGCTTATTACCTTGGCGAGCTGAGCGGGCAATACTGGATCTTCAAAGGCGCGGCAAACGGTGACCCCGCCGCATATTTGCGCCTGTATTACGATACTCCAAGAGTAGATGTAATCAAGACCTATGCCTATCTAATTACTTACCACAAAGAACGCCGTAAAATGGAGCGCAGAATACATGGCCGATGATATCAAAATAAAGTTAGGGCTTGATGCTACAGACCTTTTTACAGGTTTAGATCAAGCTTTGTCAAAAGTAAATGCTGATATACGCAATTTGCCAGATGTAGGCGATGCTATTGCTGCGGATATACCAAAAGCAAATGCTGCGCTAAAAAGTTTTATTGATGAACAGAAACAGCTTCTAATTATTTTACGGCTTCAAGGTAAAGAAGGTAGTGATTCTTATGCACAGATTGAAAGATCTATAATAGATGCTCGGACAGAACTTGATAAATTTGAGCAAGCAAGTAAAGATGTAGAAGCTTCAATCAAGGGTATAGGAGACGCAGGCCAAAAATCAGGCGGATTGCTTAGTAATCTCAAGAGTGAAATTTCAAATGCAGGCGGATTAGGAGCAGGTCTTGTTGGTGGTATCGCGGGCGGGCTTGCAACCGCTGGGATAGGTACGGCAATTAGCGCCGTGCAAGGTTTGGGTACTGCAATCTTCGACGGTGCTATGCGAGCTGATGAGTTTGGGGATAAGCTCGAAGTTGCGTTTAGTCAGCAAGGTATAGCCGATGTAGAAGGCGAAATCAATAAGGTAAGAGAATCGACTCTACAGCTCGCAAATGATCTAGGCCTACCAACGCAAAGGACTCGCGAGCTTGCGGGCACTGTAGCGACGCTAGGCGGCGTATCGGGCAAGCAAGCGGAGGACTTAACAAAGCTATCCGCAGGTATTGAGACCTTCACCGATGGAACGGTCAAAGGCGAGGCAGTTGTAAAGGCATTCTCTCGAGGTCTTGCCGACCCTGAAGGCGCGGCGGCGATTGAGTCACTATCTAAAAAGTATCCACAATTAGCCGATACGCTTAAAAGTACGTTAAGTCCTACCGAAAAACTCGCAGCGGCTAATAAAATACTTGGTACTTCATTTGAAACCGTCAAAAACCAACAAGCGGATGCAGGCGGGACTTTCAATAAGTTAAGCAATTCAGTGAGTGAAGCCTTTGAGACAATTGGATCAGGTCTTAATAATGCTATTAATGTTCTGATACCTATCTTTACTGAAACACTAGGCCCCGCATTCTCGACACTTGGGAATACTATCAGCGGATTATTCACTAGAATATGGAGCGTCTTAGAGCCGATACTTGGTTTGATCGGTGGTGGTATAATGGTCAATGTCGTAGGCATCATATCCGTAGCCGTTGAGGCTTTGAACTCGATCTATGAAACTGCTACTTATGCCTTTGATCAAATCATGATAGCTCTTGCACCTGTATTCGATGCAATTAAAAGCGCATTTGGCATGGATGGTGCGGTCGGTGAGGGTGTCGATGCTATGCAAATCATGCAAGGCGTGCTCGATATAGTAACAGGAGCTATCGGAGCGCTCTTTGATGTGGTTAGTGAAATTGGCAAAGTGCTTGTAGATGTTTTTGTAGGTGCTTTGAAGCTTGTAATCGAAGGTGTAAAGTTTGTAGTCGAAGGTATCAAGTCTTTTATCTTTTTTATCGGTGATTTGATAAGCAAGATACCAGGTGTACAAGCGGTATTTAACAATCTTAAAACTGCCTTTGATGCGGTCTATAATTTCTTCAGTGACTTGCCAAGAGCTATTAATGAAGTACAAGTGTATTTGAAGGCATTTGGATATGTTTTTCAAGGGATTTTCTCGATTTTAAGCGACTCATTTGATAGAATTAAAAATCTTGATTTTAGTGGCGCAAAAGAATCGCTTAATCAATTATTTGATTCAAGAGTCTGGAGTGGATTATTTGCTGATGGACAAAAAAGAGCAAGGACGGAACTTAAAGCTACATCAGATGCAGCCAAAAAGGCTAGTGAAGAAATTACAAAAACACTAGATCCAGTTCCACCAAAGCCACCAAAACCGCCTAAAGGCACACCGCAAGAAACTGAGTCCGATCTACAAGAGCTCAAGCGCTTGTATGCTGATTATGCGCAGTATCTTCAAAACAATGAAGCTGCAATCTTACAAGACTTCAAAGGCACGGCCGAAGAGCGCAAAAATGAAGAGGCAAGACTATCAAAAGAAAGAGCGCAAAAGCTCAAAGAATATCTTAATACTCAGCTTGCTGATGTGAAAGACTTCAACGCTAATCTATCAAGCGAGCAGTTAGCCCTTAAGATCAAACCCGACAAAGCAAAGAAAGAAGACTTCGAAGATATTCGCTCGTTTTACCTTGGTGAAACTAGCAAGCTTAGTAAAGATTTGAACTTGGAAGTAAAGGTGAAACTACCTGACTTCAAAGACGAGCTTAAAGGATTTGAAACTGCAGTAAAGGATATAGAGAAAAATACGGAGGCGCTTATTCCAAAAGTGCTCGCAAATTCGCAAGAGGCACTCGATGCGAATACAAGCCAAGTGACTAAGTATCTTGACTTTATTAAGTCTCAGAACGCGGAAATAGAACAAGCGAAGACCGGAGCGCTTGCAAGTGGCAATATCGAAGCAGCTGAAAGCTTCGACGCGCAAATACAACGGAATGTATTAAGCATCAATACGCTAACTTCAAGGCTTGCAACTTATCAAGCGGATAGCTCAAAGGCAATCGCAAAAGCTGAAGAGGAGGCTACTCTCACTTTTCAACTTACGACCGCGCTTCAGACTAATATCCTCGATGCCTTCAACTCCGAGCGCATCGCAAAAGAGCGCGAAGCAAATGAAGCTATCCGAGCCGAAAAACTTGGAGCGCTTGACCAAGAAGAAAACGACCTCACTACTTCACTTGCGAAGCGCGAGGTAAGCTTTGAAGAGTATGCTGCCAAGATGGCTGATATTGACGCGCAACGTCAGCAAGCGATGGAAGCGACCGAGGTAAGTTTTGCAGAGCGCTTGAAAGAAGTGCAAGACAAGACTATCGGATCTTTGCTAAGAAGCCAAAGCGCCGCGATCACAGGGTTTGTCACCGACCAGTTCAAAGATGCTGAAGGCAATGTAACAGAAAATGGCAAGATAATCGGCGAGTCTATGACTTCGCTAACTACTCAATTCGCCGCCCTCGCTGAAAGCGGTAAAGCTACACTCGGTGACTTCGGGAACGCAGCCGCTGCGGTCGCATTCGATGCAGTGAGCAAAATGATACCTTCATTCGTAGCCGGTATCTTAGGAAGTTCGATAACCGCGCTCGGCCCGATTGCTGGTCCGATAGCTGCAGGTCTTTTAACCGCTTCGCTTCAGCTCTTACTCGGTCAAGCAAAGGCCGCGCTCGGCTTTAAAGACGGGGTCGTAGATCTTGCCGGGCCCGGAACCGAAACAAGCGACTCGATACCAGCATGGCTATCGAAAGGCGAGTCAGTGATAACAGCTTCAAGCACGCGAGCGAACAAAGACGAACTCGCATGGATGAATAATAATCCCGGTATGAGTATCCGAGATTACTTCACTTCGCACGCGCCTCAAGTTCGCTATGCAGTAGATGAAGACGGCGAGCTTATTCGCGAGGTGCAAAAGCTTCGCGAAGAGACTCGCGGGCTTGGTAGGCAAATTAACCGAAATACGCATGTATCCATAAGCGGCGAGCTAAGAGCCGATAATAACTCAATCAAGGCCGTAATCGATAACGAGCGCCGCCGTAATGCAAGGAGAGGATAAATGTCTTGGAGATATTGGGTAAAAATTGAAGGCGCAACCGAGGCTACCTTTCAGCCTGTTAATACTTTGGCAGTGGAATTACCTATATTTGGTATGCATCCAAGTTATTCCGTAGAAAGTTCAAACGAGGTAAGCATGTCAGGAACGGAAATAGGTCAGCGCCGTATCCGAGTAAGCTTGGAGCTTGATTGCATTCCGGTTAGTACATGGGACTACGGAACTATCAATACTGACAATGTGCAATACTTACTGCAAGAAATTTTACAAAAGCCATACACTCGGATAGTAGCACCTACGACCGCAGGCTACAACTTGCCGACAAGATTCCAAAGCGCTGGGTCTTTTACTTACACAAAGGCGCTTATCCCTTTTGTCTTCGCACGATGCGACTTCAGTAATGAAAAACAATGGGCTTCAGGGCTTGAAAAGTTTACTATCACCTGCTATCGCAAGGACTTGATCTAATGGCTCTATCTAATCAGCGCTTTGTTACAACTTGGACAAGTGAGGATAGCATCCAATGGCGTATGTATATCATACCGAGTAGTGTGGATTACATAAGCCCAGCGGTAAGCTCGAATGTGACGCTTCCTTCGGAGTTCCTGCTTCGAGATATGAGCCTTGAGACTGAACTCGGAAGCATACCCGCTGGACTTGTAAGCCAAGTGCTAAAGATAAATGTCAATATAGCCGCCTTGCAGGGCACTCAGGCGCTCATAGACTTAAGGGCCGACCTATTACGAGGCACGACTACAAAACGCGTTCCCTTGAACTCGGACGGGACTGCTTATCTTGCTTCGGATCTTACACTCGAGCAAAGAGAGTTTGATGCCTTCAATACTTTTGTGCTTCAGTACAATGACGGGAGCGGATATAAGACCGCTTTTATCGGATGCCAAAAGTACAGCGCTGATAACGAGCTTGAGATAACCGCGCTTGATAATGTTATCACTTATACGATTGAAATTTACGATGTATTCCGTTGTATCGGAGAGATCGTGAATCAGGATGTATGGGTAAAGGCTTTGAAGCCTACGACCGATACGGTCGCTTGGAGTTCTACTTATTCAGTAAGCGAAGGGGCTACAAGTAATACGGTAGAGATAGGTCTATACTATAATGCGATAACTTCAAATAATGTTTATTTTGCAATTGACAAACTTGATGGTAATAGTTATTATCATTCTCAATTGTTTACACGGCTTACGACAAAAATAGACACAATGTATAGCGCCTACATGCGAGCGATTACGCAAAAGCTAACTTCATCTTTTGTAGCCGCTGACTTCTTTACAAAAACGCTTGTATTTTACAAGAATCAAGCGCAAGTAGGTATATCACCCTACATGCAGTATATCTCCGAAATTTGGACTAATATCGAAGGCACTTTGACGCTTGTTGGTGGTGCTCATGTAGATCCTAAGATGTTCGGTAAGTACACAAACTTTTATGAAGTATATCGTAGCATATTAGAGAGCTCACTCGAAATACTGAAAATGTCATATAGCTTTACAAGCGGTACTCCCGATGCCTATACGCTTACTATGGTAGCCGACAATCCGTATCCTAATCCATCTTTTGTTACCTTTGATCAAGATAATACATATAGCTCGGTTAAAATTAAGATGTTATCCGAAGGGCTTAACCAAGTGAATGTAGATATTTCTACAATTAGTGGAGCTCAAGATACAACCGAGTACGGATATGGTAAGCAAGGCACGAGCGGTGATAATAGCAAAGACTTAAGCATCATGTTTCATAATTTGCCTATTATTACATTCCGGAATACATTCGACCCAGAACCGTTTAATACATGGCGAAGAAATACAATTAATGCAGGGTACTTGCTTTATTACGATCCAAGCATTCCTAATGGTTTAATGAAAGTAGGTACTCTAATGTCAGTTTATTTCGGGGGTGAGGACTTCGCTCTTTCAGTGCCTCCGAACCCTTATGATAGCTTACCAGAATACGGCATGATCTTAGAGCAACAAGAGTCAGGAATAGGCCGTACAATATCTCAAGCTATGGTTAACTTTCTCGGAAGGCCAAAGCAAGCCGAAGCGACGCTTACGACAAACTTTGTAACCGCTAAGACTAATGATGTCGGCAAAAGATGCACGGTAGATCTCGCAAATTACAACTCTTTGCTTGAGTCAATATACGGCGAAGAGACCGCACTTGCAGTATTGACAAAACATACGCATAAAGTATATGAAGGCACTTGTGATATTACACTACGAATCGATGCGGAGCCGTTATCATGAAATTTAATGAACCAGTAAGACCCGCTGGAATAGGCCGTAGACAAGTAGCCTTCGAAACAGGTCGCACTCCGACCGCTTTTACTCTTATCGAGAATGAGGATAATGACGGCAATGATCCAAACTCGCAAACCGGGCAAGATGAAGCCGTTCTCGCACAAGCGAACGCAGCCTCTCGGATAATCGCTTACAGTGCGGCGAGTTCAGCGATGTCGAATAATCAGAACGAGATCTGGGGAATTCGAGGCGTGGCGGACTTCACTACTGACTCTAATGGATACGGATTTGTAAAATGGGATAATACAGGAACGCTCTATAAATACAACTGGGCGCAAATTAATAATCCATTCATGTATGTCGATACTCAAGACCCCGCAAAAATCAGAGTTAACCGTCCGGGCTGGTATCAGATAGATGCCATGGTAGTAAGTGAGAACTACAAGCAATCGCAGAACTATCGCATGGATATTGTTCTTGATGACACCGAGATAATAGTGGTAGGTTTTGACAAAGTTCATACAAGCGATTATCCTACATTGCGAGTCAATGCAATTGTACCGATCCCTGCCGTAGTAACTGATATAAACCCGACAAGCACTCACTACTTTCGAGTTAGGTGGTATGGGACTGGGATAAACACCGCAACTACTATACAAGCCGATGGATACATTCAAGCTACTTGGCTTGCACCATGGAAAGCCGATGAAACTCATGCAACTACATAAGGAGTGAAGATGAAAGATAGATACTTAGGAAAAACAGGCGAAGACAATGCAATCGTAGAGTACAATTTTGCTGAATTCGGCAAGGCAGGTAATGAGTACTTTGAAGACATAGGTCTTATCATGACAAATGGGACTATTACAGTTCCCGTACCTTTCCAAGTTGGTAAGATACACAAAGTAAGACTTAAGCAAGAAACCATTGTCGGAGTGTATGAGTACTCAGTTCGAGTATGGTTTTTCAATAAGCCAATTACAACACAAGTACGAAAAGAAATGCAAGATCTTAGCACGACCGATATGGACGGACTAATCGGATTCACTGAATTTAGAACGGCAAATTATCCAAGCGGACCCGAGCAAAATTGGATTAAGTCACAAGAAGGAGTCAGCTTTTCTTCATATATTGAAAATACAGTCAATATGCCATATGTGCTCGATGAGAATCAGAAAATATATGTAATCGGTGAAAATATCGGCGATCCAAGAACATACTCAGATACGACTACTATCGGATACTTACACTTAAAAAGAGATTAAAAATGGAATTTTATACCGGTAAAACTGGCGAAGATAG